GACATTGTTAATGAATATTTTGACATTGACATTGCTAAAAAAACAAGAATGCAAGTTTATGTTGATGCAAGGGGTATTTATTATAGTTTATCAAGAGAATTAGTTCCAGGAGCAACGTATGAAAAATTAGGTAAATCGGTTAATTTAAACCACGCTACTGTTGTAAATGGAATGAAACAATTTAATTTTTTAATTGAATATAATAAATCAACCCAAAATAATTACTTAACTTTAAAAGCAATATGTTTAAAAAATATAGATAAATTGGCAAATCCATTTGAAAAATATTTAAGTAAAGAGGATAAATTACAACATAGTGTAATGGAATATTTAGCATTTCAATGTCCTAATGTTTATGCTATTCACGTTGCTAATGAAGGAAAAAGGAGTCCATTTGAAAGATTTAAGTTTAAATATTTAGGTGGCAAAGCAGGTGTCCCTGATATACTTATATTCAGAGGAGGTGGTACAGGAAGATATGGTCTTGCCATTGAACTAAAGATTGGGTATAACAAACCAACCGATAGTCAAAAAGATGCTTTAGAAAGATTGAGAAAAGAGAATTGGGAATGTCATTGGACTAATGACTATGATAAAACTATTGAAATTATAGACAAATATTTATCATTAAATGACAGCCCCAACACAACAGTTTAAGATGGTATATTGGTCAGAATCTAAACAAAGGATTCGCTATACTGAAATACATAATTTCGAAGATTACGAAAACTATGAGTATGTGGGTTCACTTACAAGAGTAGAATTTGATTTACTTATAGAAGCACTTTTTATGAAGTTTCAAGATGAAGAAATTTGTTTTGAAGATGTTCAGCTTATGTACGATAGGTTACGAAAATTTTGCAACGAACTGAAGAATATCACAGACAACCTATAAAGATAAATGAAAAAAAGTTATTATGCGATAATACCTGCTTATGTAAGGTATGATAAAACACTTACCCCTAATGCTAAATTATTATATGGCGAGATTACTGCTCTTTGTAATGAAAAGGGATATTGTTTCGCCACTAATAAATATTTTTCTGATCTGTATAGTGTATCAAATACTTCAATTTCCAAGTGGATTTCTCAATTAAAAGATAGTGGATATATCAAAATTAAAATGCTTTATAAAGAAAATTCTAAAGAAATAGAATCAAGGCAGATGTATTTAACAAATTTTCAAGAGGTATTGAAGAAATCTTCAAGGGGTATTGAAGAAAAGTTAAAGGATAATAATATTATATATAATAATAATAATACAGAAGAATATAAAAAGAAAGATTTTCCAGAGATGGTTTTAAAATCATTTGAACCTATTTGTAATTTATTTCCACCACAAACAAGACCAAAAACAAGAAACGAAATTAACTCTTGGCTTGAGTGTATAGATAAGTTAGATAGGTTAGATGGTTATAGTCCAAGAAAAGTTTATTACATAGCTTCTAAAGTTCGAGGTGATGAATTTTGGAGAGATAACTTTTTGTCAATCTTAAAACTTCGCAAGAAAAATAAAGATGGGATAAAATATATAAATTTATTTGAAGCCAAATTTGGAAAACAATTAAAACAAATGAAACTATGAGTAAAAAAGATAAACATCAAATTAGAAAAGAACAACCAGTTTACACTGGAGTTCTCAAATACTTTCCACTGGCATTGTTATACATTAGTAAAGTTAGTTGGATGGGCAATAAACAACACCACCCAAACAAACCACTACATTGGGATAAAAGTAAATCTACAGATCATTTAGATGCTTCCATAAGGCATATAATAGATCACACCATAAATCCTTATGATGATGATGGTATGTTGCATTTAGCAAAAGCAGCTTGGAGATTACTTGCTGCACTTCAAGAATTTTTATCTAAAGGAAAATGAATAAGCTATCGAAAAATGATATTATATTAAAAGATGGTGTTTTTGATATAAGAGATGATTTTATAATAAATTTTGATGAATATAACATTTCTTACAAAGAGTTTATAGTTAAACATATAAAACGATGGTATAATGACTTTGAGAGTTTTTTGGAATCAAATATTTATTGTTTTGAAATTCCTTTATTAAATATTAAATATAAAATTATCTGTCCAAAAATTTATTCATTTATACAATGGCATTTACCATATGAATGTTCAAGAGTGGTTGCTTGGAATTATTTTATCAATTATTTTCAATTAGGTTTGCTTGATTCAAGAATTAAAAATGTTTTTATAGATAGAAAAAATAGATTAGATGATGAAGAATTTGAAATAAATGACGATTTAATAATTTGTGATATTGAAAATGAGTGTGAACATAATTTAAATCAATGGAAATTATTTTGTGATATTGAAAACACTTTGTTTTTAAATATTAAAGGTTTTGATAAAATTGAGTTTGTAAATATGAACAAAAATCACTTTATTAACAACAATTCTTTTTACAAAAGTTATAAAAGACAAAATAAACAAACTTCTTATATACTTAAAGATAAAAACACTGGTTATTACAAAATAGGCAAATCTGTAAATCCATTAAAAAGAGAAAAAACTCTACAAAGCGAAAAACCAACTTTAATTTTAGTTAAAAAATTTAAATGTAACTGGGAAAGTGATTTACACGACAAATACAAAAGTCAAAGAATTAGAGGAGAATGGTTTAATTTAACTAAAACTCAACTTAAATATATATGTACACATTATGAATAAAACACTTGTAAAAGAATTAAAAGTAAAAGCTGAATCCACTGCTGATAAATTCTCTATAAGCAAAAGAGAGGGGAACTTTAACAACGAGATATTTAAGGTACTTGAAATAATTCCAATGTCAGATCATACTGCAACTGTTATAATGAAAAAAAATACTGGTAAAAAAGCTGCATTCTTTTTTTATTATCTCAATCGTGGAATGTCAAAGGGTTGGCATTATTTTGTACCAACTGATTCTCATATTTTAGGTATGCAATCATTTAATTTTTATAAATTAGAAATCGAAAAGAATAATTATAAAGAAAACTTTAATGAAAGATAAATTTTTAAACTTTGGAATTGACATTGGTTTTAAAACTGGTGAGTTCCACACAACTTGTCCCAAATGTTCACACAAAAGAAAAAAGAAAACTGAAAAATGTTTATCTATAAACGAACCTAAAGGATTATTTAATTGTCATCATTGTAGTTGGAGTGGAAATGTTAATCTACAACCCAAAAGAGAGTATGTAAGACCACTTGAAGTAAAATCTGAACTATCTGATAAAACTTTAAAATGGTTCGCTAAAAGAGGTATTTCTGAAACTACAATCGTAAATTGGAAGATAAGTGAAACCAAAGAATATTTTCCTCAAGTAAATAAGGAAAGAATAGCAATTAATTTTAATTATTATCGTGAGGGTGATTTAATCAATGTAAAATATCGTGATGGGCAAAAAAACTTTAAACTATTTAAAGATGCTGAATTAATATTTTATGGTCTTGATAATATTAAAGAAATGGATAAAATATATATTGTCGAGGGTGAAATAGATGCACTGTCCCTACACGAAGCAGGATTACATAGTGTTTGTTCAGTTCCCAATGGTGCTTCTAAAGGATCACAACGATTAGAGTACCTTGATAACTGTTGGGAATACTTTGTTGATAAAAAGGAGATTGTACTTTGCACCGATAATGACCAAGCAGGATTATCTTTGAGAAACGAACTTGCAAGAAGATTTGGACAAGGTAGATGTAGTTATGTAGAGTTTGGAGATTACAAAGATGCAAACGATATATTAGTAAGCAAAGGTGCAAGTGAACTTCGAGAGGTAATAAGTAAAGCAAGAAACTTTCCGATTGAGGGTGTATTAAATATTAACGATATTTGGGATAGTGTAATAAACTACAACGAAAATGGAATCAAAAATTATAGTGTGCGACTTGGTGACAGTAACCGATATTATAACATTAGCTTCGGAGAATGGACTGTTATCACAGGGATTCCAAATTCGGGCAAATCAGATGTCTGCGACCAAATTTGCATTAATCTTGCGATATCCGAGAATTTTCGAGTAGCAATGTTTTCTCCAGAGAGTTTTCCTTATGAGGCTCATATAAAAAGATTAGCCAATAAGATAAACGAAAAGGAGTGTAATATTGAAGATTTAAACAACACCAAAGATTTCATAGAAGAACATTTTTACTTTGTTAAGATTGATTTTGAGAATCTAACCCTTAAAGGCATATTAGATGCTTTTAAGCAACTTGTATTTCAAAAAGGGGTTAATATATGTGTGATTGATCCGTGGAATATGTTAGACCACTCGGCACAAAGAGATTTTACTTATGTTGGGAAACTATTAAGTGAAATTACCCAATTCTGCCAACAAACAAACACTCATTTGTTTTTAGTAGCACACCCAAGAAAAATGGAAAGTGTTGATGGGAAATATAGAGTACCTAATCCTTATGATATTTCTGAATCAAGCCACTTCTTTAACAAAGCATTTTCTTGTATCACTGTGTATCGTAATCTTGGACAACAAACTATCTATGGAAGCGATAGTGTCCAGGTATATGTTCAAAAAGTAAAGAGAAAAGAAAATGGACAACAAGGCGATTTTATGATAGCACCTGATTTTAAAAATGGAGGTGTATATAAAGCAGTTGATAAAGACAAACAAAGATTTGAAGTAATTAGAGATAATATACCTTTTTAATGAAAATAAACTTACTTGATTTATTTAGTGGAATAGGTGGCTTTCATTTAGGTTTAAGCCAAGCAGGTTTTAAGGTTAATTCTTATTACTCTGAAATAGATAAATATGCAATAAAAACTTATAATTATAATTTTAAAAATAGTACTTATGTCGGATCAGTTACAAATATTCAACGAGATAGATTACCCAAAAGAATCAATGCTATCACTTTTGGAAGTCCTTGCCAAGATTTTAGCCTTGCAGGAAAAAGAAAAGGTCTTGATGGAGATAGAAGTTCCCTTATTAGCGAAGCAATTAATCTCATCAGCGAATTCAGACCAGATTTTTTTATCTGGGAAAATGTTAAAGGAACATTCTCCTCAAACAATGGTGAGGACTTTTGGGCAATTATCCAAGCCTTTACCAACATTGGGGGTTATCGACTTGAATGGCAATTGCTTAATACAAGCTGGTTTTTACCCCAAAATAGAGAGAGAATCTACCTTGTCGGATATACTCCAAACAAAAGTAGAGGACAAGTATTTCCTATCCGAGAAAATTGTTTCAAGAATATTAAGTTACAAAGACAACAAGGAAACACCTGTACACTCACAACAAGATACGAAGCAGGAGGAAACGGAAGTTACATTATTGAACGTAAACTCAATGCACAAGAAAAATTAAAAATAAAATCAGCAACAAAAAAAGGATATGAAATTGCAACACCTGGAGACAGTATTAATTTATCACAACCAAACTCTAAAACTCGTAGAGGTAGAGTAGGTAAAAAACAAGCACAAACATTAGAAACAAGTTGCAATCAAGCAGTATTAGGATATACTAGAGATAATAAAGGTAAAGTAACAAACTATCACGAAAAAGATGAAACAAATACATTACATTCAAGCTCTGGTGGGGGTGGCAATACTGACCAGTATATTGTAAAAGCTACACAACTAGGAAACTCTAAAGGATTTGGTAATTGTCAAAGAGAAGGAGATGCTTACACAATCAGATCATCAGAACCAAATGGTATAAATATAAATAATTCTATTAGAAGATTAACACCAATAGAGTGTGAAAGATTACAAGGATTTCCTGATAATTGGACACTTGCAGAAGATAACTCTGATACTCAAAGATATAAGATGTGTGGTAATGCAGTAACTGTAGATGTAGTAAAAGCAGTTGGAGAAAGAATTATAAAAACATTATATTAGACTTAATAATATTAGATATGCTTATGAATAATACAATAACATTACTAAACGGAAAACAATATTCACCAG